CTTGATGCTCTCGATGATGCCGGGTATCTCTTGAATCGCGCCCTCAGCGAAGTCGGCGAAGGTTTCGATGCCCGTTTCCACGGCTGGCACAATGTCCTCTTCGAACATCGTCACCAGCCCCTCGACGTCTATATCAGCCAGGAAGTCGCCTACTGCACCGGTGAACTTGTCCACTAGCGGCAACACCGCCTCGCTGATGCGCGGCATGAGTTCGTCGGCCTTTTCCATGAGCGGCCCGAACGCATCGCCAAGGCCAGTCCGAAACTTGCGCTTGATCGTCTCGACAAGTGAACTGAAGTTCTTGTTGGCGGCGTCACCGGCCTTGGCGGCAGTACCCTCAAACTCACCCATGCTCGCCTCGGCAACGCTTAGCGAGCCGACCACATCTTGGCCCAAGTCTTCGAACTTGGTGCCCATCAGCGCCACGCCGATCTCATTGCGCTTGATCGGATCTTCAAGCCCGGCAATTGCGGCGTTGATTGTGTCAAATGCCTCGGCGCCGGTGATCTTGCCCTCGCGCAATTGCTGCGTAATGCCGCCTAGACTCAGCGCATCCAGCGCCTCCTGTGACGCCTTAGACCCATCTGTAATGCGGATACCGAATTCCTTGAACAGGTCCGCCACAAAGTCGGTATCGCGGGCGCCGGCCTGCAGGCCCTGTTGTAGGACGCCAAAGAACTGTTCGGAATTCATGCCCAGCTGATTCATGAGGGGCGAATACTCGCCCAGCGTCTCCAGCAGGTCATCGGCGTTGGCGTCGTTGTTCTGCATGAACTTCGCAATCATATCAAAGGCAGCCGTACCATCGCCTTTCACTTCCTCAAAGTTCGCAGTGAGAATCGACAGCGCCCGCGCTTGCTCCTCGACCGGCAAGTCAAATGATTGCTGTAAGGCAAAGGTCTGGTCGGTCATCTCCTTGAGCATGCCCAGGTATGCGTCGTCCTTCAATTCCGCGCCGGTCAAGTCCCACGCCTTTCCCAGTTGCCCAACCGCATCCGTCGCCTCGCCCAGCGATTCGCCCCAGTTGCTTGTAAATACCTCCTTCCCGACCTCGCCCAGCTTCTTGGCTTCCTCTTCCGTAATGCCGAGCGACGCCTGCAGGTCGTTCACCCCCTGCCGCGCTTCGGTCGCCGCCGAAACGCCGATGCCAACGATGGCCGCACCGGCCGCAGCGCCAGCCGCGACGCCGGCGATACCCACTCCGGCGATGGCCTTACCGGCCATGCCGGCGGGGCCGCCGAGCTTGCCCAGCTTGCTGCCGAGACCGCCGATCTTGCCACCGGCAGAGTCCAGCTTTTTCTCCAGCTTGCCGGTGTCAGCCGTCAGCAACAGCTCAAGCGCGCGACTCGAACTAGCCATCCACCTCACCTAGCTCTATCGGGCACCAGTCCTTGTGATACTCGCCCGGCAGACACAGACAGTACCGGCACGAGTGCGCGATCTTTAGGAACTTGCCGAACCACGCCCCAAGCTCCGGCGGCAGCGCATCCGGCCGCTGCTTGGCCGGTGTGCCCTTGTACTGCCGTTCGTGACTCTCAACGGTCGAGATGCAATGGTCCGCCAGCATCGCGTCATACGTCGCGTTGGTGTAGTACGCCAGCTCGCGCGGCGTCACGACCAGCGCCATATCGCGCAGCGCCTCGCTCACCGTGCAGCCGAACTGCTGGCAGATCCGCATGATCCGCACCTCTAGCGGTGGTCCTAGCTCGTCTCCGGGCTGGGCTCGGATGTTTCGTCGGAGGAGCCATCGTCCGACTCGTCGGAGTCGCCGCTTCCTTCCCCCTCCGACTCGATTCCGAGCAGCGCCCGCACGATGAACGCCCACGGCTCGTCCGGGATCGCCCCGAACACTGCCCCGCTGTCCGGCTGCGGGTACGGGTCATTGGAGCGGTAGTCCACCAAGTCCCACTTCACGATCTCGCCAGCCGCGAAGGAGCTCAGCCGGTCGAACGTCGCCTCTTCGGCCTCCACGTCACCGCGCTGCACACGCGAGAACAGCCGCCGCAGCTCCTCGGTCTCACGAGCTGGGCGGCCGTAGGGGTAGACCCACACGCTCTGCCCTTTGTGGGGCGCGATCTGCTTCTTGCCAGACGGTACAGTGACCCGAAGGTCGTCCAGGCTGATGCGGTCTAGCTGCTGCTCCATGTCCGCGCTCCTTATGCGCTTACGGCGCGGTGAGACGGGGGAGCGCGGCCTCCGTGTCCCGTCTCACCAGCGCCCCAGGTGGGTTGCCGCGACCCCGAGCCCAGGCTATGACGTGGCCCGTGTCGGGATGCCGCCCGAGTCCGTGCCTTCGGCGTTGAAGCTGTAGTTCGCAAATCCCGTCGCCGAAAAGCCGATGGTGAGCGACGCCGCCAGGGCGCTCCCCGAATACTCCGGGTTGGCCGTGCCCGTGGCGCTCCCGCCGTCCGGTTGCGCAGCCCATGCCTGCTCGCCGGCCGACATCGCGTCCCACAGGTATTTCTCGGTGGCAGTGGTCCCGAACTCCAGCGGGCCGCTCGCGTCCCAGTTGTAGTCTGCAGCCCCGCTTACCTTGTCGTTGCCGCAGTTGGTGCGAACGTTCTGGATGTCGTTCGTCAGGTTGAGGTTGAACGCGTCGCCGCAGAAGTCGTTCGAGTTCCACTCTACATCGAACGCCTCGGTGTGGATCTTGTCTCCCATGATCTAGCTCCTAGTCGTTCTCTGCCACTTCGCCGGCAACCGACGTCATGGTCGCGGAGGTGCCCGTAAAGGCCGTGACGTTTGTTCTGATGTATGCTTCGGTGGCCGTGCCCGTCCGCGTCAAGCGCGCCCACCCCGTGCCCGTGAAGTCCACCGTGTCGCTGCCGCCGTCGGCCGCGTTACCGCCGACCTCGATGGTCAGCCCCGTCAGCTGGTCAAAAGCATCGCCAGCGCCGTTGTCGCTCGACTCTTCCACCTGGACCGTCATGCTAGTCAGCGATGTCTCGGCGCTCACGACGATGAGGCACTCCCATGTCTTGGCCGCCTCGACGACGCCGACGTTCTGCCCGGTGTTCGACCCAGTGCCCGTGATGGACGCCTTCCGGTCGAGGCAAACGACCCGCGCGATGTCCTCGCCCTGCAGCGACCCGTTGAGGCCAGCCGCGCCGTCCACCGACCACGGCCGCACCTGCGAGTCCGACAACCCCGCAACGTGCCGCCCGGTGTCACCAGCCGCACCCGCCTCGCCGAAGATCACAAGGTACTGGTCGTTGCCCTGCGCGTCGAAGTCATCCCACGCCTCTTCATCCCACTCGCCAGCCGTGGCAGCGAAGATGCCGTAGCCGCTGAAACTGGCGCTCGAGTCGTGCTTGCCGGCTAGCTTGTCGTTGCCGCACAGCGTCCGCAGGTTGGCGATCTCGCGCGTGTGGTCGAACGAGCCGTCATAGATCGCACACGAGATCTCGTGCTCGTTGAAGAACGCGAGTGTGTTCGTGTCGCCGGTGTGAACCTTAGTCCCCATCAGACGCTCCAGAATCGCCGCTACGGGCCTTTGGCTTGCCGGCCGACGTACTCCCGGCCTTGGCCTTGTCGCCGCTCGTGGCCGCCGGCGGCTTCTCAGCCGATACCACGGACCCGTTGCCGAACCAATAGTACGGGTCGAAGCGCTCGATCAGCTTCTCGGTAATCGTGAACGTCTCGCCGGCGCGGGCCGTCGAGCCCATGTCCACCGTGGCCTTGACCTTCATCCCGATGTATTGCTTGCGGTCCTTCAGGCTCCGCACGGCAGCCTCCTTATCACCTCAACCCATTAGCTGTAGACTGTCCGAATGTAGACCGGCACAACCCACCGGTCGCCGTCGTTGTACTTCACCCGCCCCTCGCGCCCGACGTTGACGAACATGTTTGTCAAGCCCGACTCGCCCAAGTTCTTCGGCGACTCCTGTAACTTCGCCTCCACGCTGTAGGTGCCCGAATGGTCCGCGTACTGCCGCAGTCGCCGGAAGCTGCCCGACCAATCCGGCTGCTCGGCCGGCACGCTCAGCCGCAATTCCCACTCGGCCACCTGCGAGCAGTTGTCGAACTGGCGGCGGTCGTTTAGGAACAGCTCGGCCGCCACGCCGCCGATGTCCGCATCCGCCGCCTTGTCCGGCTCCGAATACAGCCGCATGCTCGTCAGCTCTTCGACGCGCGTCTCGATGGCGTCGGCAATATCGTTGAGTACCGTCACGACGCCCACCTATCAGCTATGGCGTTGCCGCAACGGTCGAACATCTGCGGTAACTCGCGCTCCGTTGCCTCAGCGCCCTTGTCGAACATCCGATACCCGCCGGGTCGAGTCTTCATCTTGCGGCCGTCGCGGGTCTCGCCGGTCTCAATCCAATGCGCGTACTCGGATCGCGTGCCGACGCGCGTTTCGTACTGCGGAGCCGCCGCCTTCCGAGTGTCAGATTGGATCGAGCGCCGCAGCGTGCCCGTGACCTTCGGTGTGAGTTCCTTGACCTCGCCTTCCGCGAACTGCGTGGCGTCCATCAGCAGTTGCTCTATGGCGTCCGCTGAAGCGGCCGTCTCGTAGAATCCGGTACACGTCCGGGTCCACGCTTGCTATCGGCACGGCTCGGTCGCTGCCCTCGATCATCGCCAGCCGCTGCTTCGGCCGCTCGACGTACCGGAGCGCCAGAATCATCGTCGCTCTGCGGATCGGGCCCGGCACCGAGGTCTCTTCGCCCCAGTAGCCCGCGATCTCAACCGTCCGCTGTCCAGCCGGGAAGTTGTAGTTCCCGTTCTCCAAGTCCACATCGATCTCGGTATACGGCGGCCCGTCGTACGGCAGCAGGTAGTAGTCCTCGTCGGCGGACCACGTGGTCTCAAACGTACGGTCACCGTCCTCGTCGGTCTTGAGCGTCGTCACCTCCAGAAGTGGCGGCACGAACAGCTTGTGGTGAGTGCCCCGGATCCCACCGCGCGCCAAGAACCGCTCGTAGTTGCCGATCACGTCGCCATAGACCGGCTCAACGTCGAAGTACTTCGTGTCGGACACGCGAGCGAAGTAGCCGTCATCGACATCGCAA